AATACCGAGCTCGGCATTTTCAAATTTATCTTCAATCCAATAACAATCTGAATTTTTATATGGCTCCAATGCTTCATCTTTATCATAACCACAACCAAGTAAGATAAATTCTTCAAATACTGTTTCGCCAAATACATTGCGAAGATTCTGTTTACGAAGTTCTTGCGCAGCAGGATCTTTACTAAGAGAACTAATGCAATGGAAAATATATCCGCGTTCTTCATGAAGTTTACGTACATATTTTACTGCATCTTTATATGGAGACAAGAATGCAATTTGAGCACTTTCATTAAAATGCTTAATAATATTCTTGGCCTCAAGACCAGACATATTATACATTTCGCCGATCTTATAACTAACAACGTTATTTTTTATAAAGCCTTTTTTTGCCATCCATCTATGGAAGTGATATTCCCAATCTAAAAGAACTCCATCACAATCCGTTAAAATAACTTTATCTTTCATGAATTACCACACAAATCATCACTAATCAGTTTTGCTTTAAGAGCTATATCATTTATAAACTTTTCTTTTTGGTTTTTAGGCAACATCATGATTGCATCAATAAGAGTGCCTGACACAATCTCTTTACCAAAAATTGTGTCATTGAGTTTATAAATATTTTTTCTTAAAGAGTTGGTTTCTTCACAAGCTTTATTAAACCTTTCTTGTGCCGACATTTTCATAATTAATTCCACTCATTATCGAATTTGATAGTTTCACGATATGTATCGCCAACTTCAATTTCTGCAATTTCACGTGCAGTCTTGACCATGATGTGATTATAGTTTTCGTCAAGAGCTTCAAGTTCTTTATCAGCTTTTGCATCAGCTTTAGCTTGAAGTTTAGCAATTTTTTTCTGACAATCTTGAATGAATTTGGCATTGGCCTTTTTCATTGAAGCTACAAATTCTGGGTTGCCTTGGATCTTATAAGTGGCTTGTTTGATCATTTCTATACGGTTCATATATTCATTCCTATTCATCAATTTATAGTACCATTATAAACAGGTTTTAGGACAATGTACAATTTATTTTCATTTATTTTTCGTAATAGAATCAATAACTTAGAGCACCACGTTTCTAAGTTATTGATTTGTAAGGAAATAAGAATTGTAATAAATTGTAACGAATATGATATAGGGTTCAATCTAAGTTATTGATTTGTATACAAAATAAATGTTAATAGAATCAATAGCTTAGAACTGCCTTCATTTCGTCAATTTTGCTATTTAGATATTCCATCTTTTTTTGTATAATGTAAGCTTTGTGAGTATTACCTAACTTTTGTAATTTTATCATAAAGTATTCTAATTCTCTAGAATCTTTTTTTAACCGCTCAATTTGTGGCTGGTATGACATATGAATATACCTCTAATTGATTATAAGTTAATGAAAGCAAAAGGTGTTAAGGTAACAATCTCCTCTGATGTTGGCGTTACAGAAAGTAAAAAGGATCATGGCCTTTTAAAAGCCATGATCCTTTTCGTTAGTATGAGTTATAAAATTTGCTCATAATTTTATTTATAAAAAAACTAATCTTCGGCTTTAAGTAAACCTGGAAATGCTTCTATTACTAATTTCTTAGTGATTCCTTTATAATGTGCAGTTCCTGTTTTTTTAATTAGCGATTTATCTTTCATGAGTATAAGCAACTCTGCTTCTTCTGGATGCATAGTCTCGAGTAACGTTATAAACATTTTTTCTCTTTTAACGCTAGCCATGCTTTGCCCAGGACCATTCTTTACAAAGAACTTTAGTTTCTTAGCAGCGCGTTGAATAGCTGATGGAGTAAACCCCCACTTCTTAGATTCTTCTAAACTAAATGGAGGTCTACCTTCTGGCAACATAAATTCAACACTCGAATCCATCCCACCCTGCAATACTGTTCGTAGTGCAAAACTATTATTGTCTCTTAATATCTTTATTTTTTCTTCTTTAGTTGCTGCTTCTCCAGCTCTTTCTAGTACAACATAAACAAAACTAGCCATTATAAAAAATCTCCTACACTATCGATTAGTAATTTGCACCGCTTGGTAATTAAGTAATTAAGTACTCTAGAAGAATGTGGTACTTGAAAAGATTCATAAGCAGCAATTACTTCATTCTTTAGTTCTACAGGGGTTTGTGATAAATCAATCATCTTTTTATTTCTGCAATAATTTCTATATATCTCTTCGCCCATAACTGAGCGTAAGTCTTCAGGTGGTACAGAGAATTGAGCAATTTTCTTTTGAGTCATTGGCGATTGTCGAATAGAATCTACAAAGGTATTATCAGGGCTTAGAACATTTGGCACGCCATCTGACGCATCTCCTTTTAAAATATGCTCAAGGAGATATTGATTAGGATTCGAGTCTTCAATAAACTTTTTAGTCATTGGAGAAAATTGCCGAACGTTATTGTATTTCTGAAGTTGAATAAAATCTTTATCAGATGATACGATCATAACTCTATCGTGTTTACCAAACTCTTGAGTCGTTTCTACTAATGTAGCAATGACGTCATCTGCTTCACAACCATTAATACGAACAGTTTTGTATGGTAGGTTTTGACCAATTTCGTCAAATACTAAATTAATAATTCTAAAGATTTCATTCCAATCTAGAGGTGATTCATCTCTGCCAGATTTGCGAGAAGCTTTGTATTGCGGAAATACTTCTTTACGCCAGTTTGATGAATCGTTTGCAATTACCATCTGGCCGTATTCATCACGAAATTTTTTGTTATACATTCGAATAGAATTCAAGATCATATGACGAATCATATCTTCGCTGATCTCTATCTTTTGTACAATAATGTTTGCTATAGCAATTGCGTTATAATCTAAGATAATCATGATATACTCAAGTTTGTATTATATAGTATATTATACACCAAATCATATAATATGTACACTCATTTTTTAAGATGTTTTAAGTGCGATTTGCGTACTTTCACTTGAATCCAAGCATTATAGTACTCATCACTCAATAACACGTTTCGCTCAATTTGTTCTTTTAATTCTAAGTAAGCGCATTCTGCTTTGGTTTTACATAAATGCAATATAGTTCTTTTAAAAGATTCTTTTCCTATATTGATTATTTCTGCTCCAAGCTCAGCTGATGATCCGTAATAATCTTTCCAATCGGACTCAACTTTATATCTTTTCTTTTTCTTATTCACCTGTTTAATTTTTGATGACCAGAAAAACTTTTTACCAATATATTTTCTGCCATTAGTCAAGTTTTCAATTAAATAAACAAATCCATATACTTCTTTATGGTTAAGTTCTTCAGGTAAATATAATGTATCTTTCAATAACCAGTGATTCATAAATAGTCCATAAGGTGTTTATATGGACTATTTATATTCCTTATTCGTCGTTAAAATCTAGCTCTTCTATTTGCTCTTCACCACAAAATGGACAATATACTGCTTCTAGATCGTCATCATCAGCTTCGTCAGAAATTACTCTATATAATACGTTACATGAACTACAAGTATGCTTCATTTATACTCCCCAAACATCTTTCCAATCTCCAGTAATTGCGCCTTTAGCATAGTCCGTTGCACGGTTTTCAAAGAAATTAGTATGCGTTGGAGCATTAATCATTTCTTCAACCCAAAGCAATGGATTCTTTTTTATTTTAAAAATTCCTTTTAATCCTAAAGAAATTAATCGCCTATCACAAATATATCGAATATACTTTTTAACATCATCAGCACTAAGATTTTCCATACTACCGGTGGCAAATGACAAATCAATAAACTTATCTTCTAACTCAACCATCTTCTCGGCAATAGTATATATCTTTCCTTTGAGATCATCGTTCCAGATACCAATATTTTCATTAATGTATTCACGGAACAGTTTGATCATATTCTCTGCGTGTAGTGTCTCGTCAACAATACTCCAGGTAATGATTTGTCCCATGCCTTTCATTTTACCGTGACGAGGAAAATTCAATAGCATAATAAAAGAACTGAACAATTGCATACCTTCAGTGAAAGCAGAAAACGCAGCAATGTTTGTTGCTACTGATTCAACTGTTCCATTTGAATTAGACATGTCAATAAAATATTCATGCTTATCTTTCATAGCTTCATATTCTAGAAATTCAGAATAAGTAGACTCAGGCATGCCAAGTGTCTCAATAAGGTGAGAATATGCTGCTATGTGAAGAGCTTCTCTTGCAGCAAATCCTGCAAGCATCATTCTTATTTCAGGTTGTTTAAAATAGGGCAAATAGTTATTTACATAACCACCTGCCACATCAATATCACCTTGTGTGAAGAATCTAAAAATATGAGTGAGAAATGATTTTTCTTCACTTGTAATTTTATTTTTCCAATCTTTCACATCTTCTGCCATATTGACTTCAGTGTGCAACCAATGAGATTGTTCATGCTTTAACCAAGCATC